GTTTTTATGTAATTCGAATGTATTTGTTCCATATTCTAATTCGTACCCAATACTAACGCACTTATCTGGTAATTTTCCATATTTTCTAACCATAACAAATGGAACTTCGAGTGCATATGCTACTGCGGCACCGAAAATAAATCCACGTGCATCTAATCCTACGATTTTATCGGGTTTGTTGTTAGTGTATTGTTGTGTGATACTATTAATTGTATACTTGAACGCATTTGGATTAGCAAGTAACGGCGATATGTCCTTAAACACAATTCCTTTTTTGGGAAAGTCTGGTATGTCTTTGATGTAATCTTTAATATTCATTTAAAAGTAAGGTAATCCTGATTTTTTTGTTGTTTCAAGATTTTCTTTGATAATCTTGCCGATAGTCTCGCGTTCCGAAATACTTAAACAAAGTGCTTCGTTGTACGATAATCCTCCACGCATATGCCAACTAAGTCTAAGTGCTTCCTCTTTAATGCTCTTTGCTTCATTTTCCATTTTCTCTATTTCTGCAGAAATTTGTTCAGAATTCGAGATTAGAAGTTTTATGCGAAAAAACTTGTCATATCCATTGTAAATGGTTGTTTGTAATTGTGATCACAGTCATTGCATGTAATATCCAACGGTTTAATTTCGTTTACTTCACGTAATGACACAATGGAGTCTTTGATTTTTTCAAATACTGCTCTCTCGCAGTTATTTAGAAATTCTTTAATTTGATCAGCATCAGAAACTACTGTATCTGGAGTTTTAATATATGCGATACTAAGTTTCATTGATATAATTGTTAAGTTGGTTACTTTTCTAAATGCTTCAGATAATAACTTGAGTTTTTCTTCTTCTGGTATATCTGTCTGTTCTAATATAGATGATAGTTTTTGTTCTTCAAATTGAGCAATACTATTTTCGTTGATATCTTTGTAAGACATTGGCTTTAAGAAAATTGATAAATCACCTATCTCAACAGGAGTGCTGTAATCTGGAGTTTTTAAGTTTGTCATAATCGATCTTAAATCTAGACCATAACTTGCTTCTTCGTCGCACTTAGGACATGTAGTGTCTACATCTATTGTGTGTCCGTAACTAGCAATTCTTATAGCACTAAGGATGGAGTCCAAGTCGATATTTGGTATTTTCCATGCATCTTTGATATTAGGAACACAACTTTCGATGACATCAACAACAGCAGAACCATTAAATAACGCATCTGGTGTTTTATATGCTATTTCGTCAGCGGCGGTCATTGGGTAAATCGGTAGTTCGTTATTTTCTGGCATTTCCAAAGTACCATCCGGATAAAATTCTCCTTTACTTGGCAATGTTATGTAAATGCTAGGTTTCCTAAAGTAATTTGCTAATGGGTTCTTTGACATGTTTTATGGTATAAATACGATAATAACTTTATTATAACTATTATTTATAAAGAGGACTCATGCCTGCAGATATTTCACTGGAACAATTAAGAAGAGTAGAAAACGCGATTCAAAAGTTCGGCGCTGGTTCGGACGAAGCTAGATCCGCATTAAAGGGATTATCTACAGAACTTACTGGTGCAACGAGTTCGTTAAATTTGTTACGAAGATCTACGGGCGCTTTTGTAGGAGGCATGGCAAAGGGAGATGCATCGCTTGGGTCATTTGCTGGTATTGTATCAAGCTCATCCAAAACATTAAGTGAGTTCGCCGCCAGGGTTCCTGCAATAGGAGTCGCGATTGGGAAGGTTATTGAAATTGCAGGTGCAGGCGCCGCCTTTATGATCGAACAGTACGATCTAGCACTTGGAACATTCCAAGATATGAGCAAGATTGGTGCAATAGGCATTGACGGTATTGATACAATGCGTCAAAACATGGTTGAAGCAGGTGTTCCGTTAGCACAGTTTGCTAAAATGATTGCGTTAAATAATGAAGCATTAGTTGGGTTAACTGGGTCTGCAGATAATTCTGCAAAACAATTCAGTGCAATGATGCATACCATGCGTACAGGCTTAGACCAAGAGTTACGTATGCTCGGTTTTTCTGCAGATGAAATTGGCGAAACTCTTTCTAATTTCGCAAACTTACAGCGTAGGTTAGGAAACCTACAACATTTAGACCAGCAAATGTTAACTACGGGTGCTGTTGCATTTGGTAAGGAGTTAGACGCAATTGCAAAACTTACTGGACAAAGTAGAACTGAACAACAAAAAACATTAGAATCAGCAATGCGAGAAGGTAGATATCTAGCGTCCCAACGTCAACTGCAACGTCGTGGAGATCAAGGAACAAAGGCGGCCAAAGAAGTACAAAATTTAATGTTAGCAACTGCAAAAATATCTCCTGCGCTTTCCGCGGCTATTAAAGATATTTCAGGTGGATTCATATCAACACAGGCGGCACAACAAGGATTTGTATCTACTGGCGGAGTACTTAGTGAAGTAATGCAACAATTAAAGTCAGGGAACATTGATTCAGCAACAGCAATGCAAATGTTACAAGATAGTTTGAAACAAACAATGCCAGTGATGGAGTCAATTAACTTAGCGGTAGGTGATAGTTCAGGTGCGTTTATTCCATTACACGAAGCAGTTAATACAACTACATTTGCAATGGGCAATTTTAAGAAAGCTATTGAAGAAAACAAAAAAACACAAGATGCTCAGATTAATGCTGATCCGAGTACAACGACTACGGAATTAGTTAATGCACAAAAGTATCTATTAAGTGCCGCTACGCACTTGCAAGCAACCGCTATTTCATTTGATTCAGTGTCTGGAGGTTTAGAAATAATGATGAAGGCAATTGACGACGGTTCTAAAGTCATTTATAGAAGGATTGGAACAATTGGTGACATACAACGACCTAATAGTCTACAAACACAATCAGATATCACAATTAGAGACGCAAGCGCCTTGCATTCTGCTAAATCGTCTGAATTAGTAGCACTCAATAAAGCAGTTGACATGATGTCGCCTTCGCCAATGCACAACAAACAACGCAAAGAGCTTACTGATAGAATTAAGAAGTTAACTGATGAAATAGCCACTCTTGATCAAACAATGAAAAGTGCGTATGCAAAGAAAGTGACGGAAACTCCAACTTTAGGAAGATTGTTTAAGCACATATTGCCAGCGGAACATTGGGCAGATCCTGTAAATCCATTTGTTACTAGTCCAGGAGCCTTGAAAGAACGTCTTGAAACTGAATCTGGTATGAGTTCTGATAGGCAACTTAGCGAAGAGGAACTAGATAAGTTTCGCGAAGCTTGGAACAAAGGAAGTGGCGTTTTAAATGATGACATATGGCAACAGTTTAAGCAGATATTTGAAGAAATGAATAAGAATAATAATTCCGCTTCTGAACAAAACGTACAATCATTAAATGAAATGTCTGAGAGGTTAGACACTATTGTAACTGCACTAAACCAAGGTAATAAAAATACACAAGGTATTAAACAACAAGTGCAAATGAGTTAATTCTATTACTTAAATAAACAGCATAAATACAGCAATATTAATTAAAACAGGTTCTCCATATGTCGTGGAAAAAGTATTTTAAGGTTGCTGATACGTCAGGGCAGTTTAGTCCACTAAGTGGTGCCACAACACCACAAGCAAGTAATTTCGCATTTAGGAATTATCAAAGTAAATTACCTGAAGTTTACACAGGGCACCCTAATCGTGTTGAGCGTTATAACCAGTACGAAGCCATGGACATGGACAGTGAAGTAAATGCTTGTCTGGATATCATTTCTGAGTTCAGTACACAAGCAGACGACATAACTGATAGTCCGTTTGATGTCAAGTATCAAAGTAAACCAACAGACAACGAAGTTAATATTCTTAAAGAGCAATTATCGCAGTGGGTTAAACTTAATAAGTTTAATGAGCGTTTATTCAAAATGTTTCGCAATACAATTAAGTATGGCGATCAAATATTCATTCGTGATCCTGAGAACTTTAGACTTATGTGGGTTGAACCTACTAAAGTATCAAGAGTGATTGTTAATGAAAGTGATGGTAAAGAACCTGAACAATACGTGATAGAGGACATTAATCCTAATTTTCAAAACCTAACAGTCGCGGCCAAAAATACAGATGATTTTGCAGTTAATCCTGCTAGAGGAGGATACACTGCGCCAAATCAAGCACCTGTAAGTGGAGGGAACTTAAACAATAATGGTAGTAGATTTGCTAACTCAATGAAAGAGTCAGTGATTGATGCTAAGCATGTAGTTCATTTAAGTTTAACTGAAGGACTTGATGTTACATGGCCGTTTGGTACTAGTATTTTGGAAAACATTTACAAAGTATTCAAACAAAAGGAAATGCTAGAAGATGCAATCTTAATTTACCGTATTCAAAGAGCACCTGAACGTCGCGTATTCTATATTGATGTTGGTAACATGCCAAGTCACATGGCAATGAGTTTTGTCGAACGTGTCAAGAATGAAATTCATCAACGACGTATTCCCACACAAGATGGTGGTGGTAACAATATGTTGGATGCAACTTACAATCCATTATCAACAAACGAGGACTTCTTCTTTCCTCAGACTGCAGAAGGACGTGGTTCTAAAGTAGATACATTACCCGGTGGTGAAAACTTAGGGCAAATTGATGATTTACGTTACTTTAACAATAAGTTAGCACGTGGATTACGTGTGCCAAGTAGTTACTTACCGAGTGGACCAGATGACAGTCCGTCGCCATTAACAGATGGTAGATTAGGTACTGCACTCATTCAAGAATTTAGATTTAACCAGTATTGTAAGCGTATGCAGGCTTCTTTAGCACGTGTACTTAATACAGAGTTTAAACTTTACTTAGCATTCCGTGGATTTAATATTGATAGTAGTTTATTTGATATTAAGTTTAATGAACCGCAGAACTTTGCTAGTTATAGACAAAGTGAATTGGACGCTACTCGAGTTAGTACATTTGCTAATTTAGAACAGTATCCGTATCTTAGTAAACGTTTCTTACTTGAGCGTTACTTAGGATTATCGGAAGAAGAAATGGTGAAGAACGAAGAACAATGGGAAGAAGAAAATTCCAAAGATCAAACGGTTGATGCAGAAGGTGCAGACTTACGTGGTGTTGGTGTTATGCCTGGAGGGTTTGAATCGGACATTGATACTATGGGCGAAATTGAAGGTATGGATGATATGGGCGAAGAAGGTATGGATATGGAAAACGGCGCCAACGCAGAACTAAATCCAATGGCCGCGGAAGCACCGCCAACGCCGGGTGGTGATGTGGGCGGATTACCATAAATAGTACTATGATATTAAACGAACTTTTTAACAGAACAGTTCCTGGTTATCAGGACTTGGAAGATGACAACACACAAATCACAACAGATGATTTGCGTAAGACTCGTCTTACTTTAAAACAAATCAACAAGTTACGACAGATGAATGACATACGTAACATTGAACATAAAGACAAGTTAGCAAAAATACAAACTATGTATGCGGCCCCATCCGAGGAAGCAGGTCCTGGATTTTAAGTAATAATCCTTAAAATCACACAAAATCTTTAAAAAAGGCACCTTTCTGCTTGACTTTTTGACGTTTAGTGTAAATATACACACACGAACATTTTTAATTTTAGGAGTTAACAGTGAATAACAAATTTGAAAAACTAATTGAGTACGTTATCAACGACGAAGATCAGAAAGCCTCTGATCTTTTTCATGAAATTGTTGTTGGTAAATCACGTGAAATTTATGAAGGCTTAATGCAGGACGATATAGGTGGAGACGAAGTTGATGATTTTATTGATGATGTTGAAGCAGACGAAGAAGGTGTTGATTTTGCAGATGATGCAGAAGATACAGAAATGGACTTCGATGACAGCGGCGATATGGACGGGCACGAAGACGAGCACGAAGAACTAGAAGATCGCGTAGTTGATTTAGAAGATAAGTTAGATGAATTAATGGCTGAGTTCGACGATCTAATCGGCGATGATGCGGAAGAAGAATTCGCAACTGATGATGACATGGACAGCGATATGGACTTTGCAGTAGATACAGATGAAGAATTATCATTTGAAGAAAGTGCAGATGCAGACTTAGACGAAGACGAAGATAAAGAAGAGTTGGATGAGAGCGCAGAGTTAGAAGCGGCTCCTAAACCAGTCACATCAGAAGAAGGCAGTGTTAATACAACAAGTGCTAATGCAAATGATGCAGGTAAGAAATCTAAAACAGATGCAAGACCTGTTCAAACTAGTACCGCAACTGAAAAAGGACGCCCAGCACCAAAAGCAAAAGACTTAGGTGTTGATGGTCCAGAGGGTGGCGCAGAATTAACTAAAGCACCCGCTCCTAAAAAAGGCGAGTAATTAAGTGTCGTTCTTACAAGAAAGTTTATCATTTGATGCCGCTCAGATAGTTCTTGAGCGCGATGAAAAAGGTGATAAAAATCTTTTTATGAAAGGTCTTTGCATCCAAGGCGATGTAAAGAACGCTAACCAGCGTATCTATCCAGTTAATGAAATTACCAATGCCGTTAAGACATTGAAAGAACAAATTGGCGGTGGATATTCTGTATTGGGTGAATTAGACCACCCAGACGATTTAAAAATTAACCTAGACCGTGTAAGTCACATTATTACAGATGTATGGATGGAAGGCGCAAACGGTTATGGTAAATTAAAAATATTGCCAACTCCAATGGGAACACTAGTTGAGACCATGTTGAGTAATGGCGTTAAATTAGGTGTCTCTAGTCGCGGTAGCGGTAACGTTAACGAGTCTAATGGACATGTAAGTGATTTCGAAATAGTAACAGTTGACGTAGTAGCACAACCTAGTGCCCCTGATGCGTATCCAACAGCCATTTATGAAGGGTTGTTGAATATGGAAGGTGGTTCTAAATTGCTAGAGATGGCGGCTGATGCTAGAGAAAGTATCACAGCACAGAGATTTTTGAAAAGTGGCATTTTGCAACTTATCAAAAACCTCAAATTATAGGAGAAATCGATGCTAGATGCAATGAAACCCTTGCTTGACAGTGAACTTATTAACGAAGACACTCGTGTTGCTATCCAGGAAGAATGGGATAAAAAACTAATCGAGACTCGTGAAGAAGTACGCACTGAGTTGCGCGAAGAATTCGCTCAACGCTACGAGCACGACAAACAAACAATGGTAGAAGCACTAGACCGCATGGTATCCGAAAGTCTTGAAGCGGAAATTCAAGAAGTTATTACTGAAAAGGAACAACTTGCTGAAGACCGTGTTAAATTCAACACTAAGATGACTGAAAATTCTAATAAATTTAATAAATTTATGGTTACTAAGTTAAGTGAAGAAATTAACGATTTAAGACAAGATAGACAAATCCAAACTAAAGGCATGGTTAAGTTAGAAAATTTTGTAGTTAAGGCTCTTGCAAGAGAGATTAATGAATTTGCACAAGATAAGAAAGAAGTTATTGAAACTAAAGTCA